TCAACCAGCGTTGCGCTGGCTTACTTCCCAACGCGGCCGCCGCGCCAATCTGCACAGCCAGCGCCGCGTCACGCAGTTCCTGCAATTGCAGCAACGCAATTTCCGCGTAGTACCGTTGCGCCTGCTGGAGCGTCAGATTGCCCACGTCCTCGTAGCCAAAACCGCTACGCACCAGCGCAACAACAAGCCGGTCAAGCGTTATTCGCTCTTTGGCGCTGGCGGGAAAAAACCGCCGTCACCCCCGTTATTCAGTTCGGCAATCAGCGGTGCAAGCTTGGCGGCTTCTACTAACGTCACGTCAGGAAATTCACGCTCGAACTCTTCGGGCGTCATCCATAACGCACCCGCCAGCAGGACATAGAGTTGCGACGGGTCGTCTTCGAGTGCTGCTTGAACTCGCAGCACGCGCGTGGCGTCTTTGAGACGCACGGGACGCAGCGTCACCGTGCGCCCGCATAAGGTTGCCGTCTTGGTTGGGACTTCCATTACTCAACCTCAAGGATGTTGAAGTACTCGCCGAAGTTCGTGTAGTTCGTGCCGGTACTGTAGTTCGTGTCTCTCAGAACCGCGCCCTTCAACGTAAACATCGTTGGGTCATCGTTGAGCAGCATCAAGCTTTCGGTCGCATTGAACGCAAACCGGTAGATTGTCACATTGACGCGCTTCGACTGCGATGCGACGTTGATGCCGTCGATCTCCAGCCAGAGTTCTGGCGGGTCGGTATCATTGAGTGCCGGAACTCGGGTTTGCGCAGCGTAGTTATACGTCACAGATGGCGTGCCAGTAACATTCGTCAGGAAACGAATTCTTCCCGTTTTAGCGTCCTCCAAGACGTAATCCGTGCCGGAAACCAGAGAGCCAATAGCCAAGTTGCTGATATTTCCGAACCGCGTCCGGTAATACGTCCCAGAAGTAATTCCAGCAGGCAGGTTTTCACCTGACGCGACAGAGCCTGAAGCGATGTCAATGAAATTGCCCTTAATCGCCAGCGCCAGATTCCGCTTGTCATACTCGTCAAATTCGAGCGTCGCGTTCAGTTTCAAGCCGAACTGGTAGCGGTTGTCCATAATGCGGAGACCGCTTGTGGACTCTAAGTGCTCGATGATGTTCGTTTCAGTTTCGACAGAGCAAGAGCGTGCATTACCCAGATACCGGCGCGGCCCCGGCAGTCCGGTTACGGCGTCCCTCTCGGCGTAATACACCTTCCCCTGCAGGTGCAGATAACGGCCCATTTTCGATTACCTCCGTACGGAAATTGCCGGGTTCCGGCGTAAAAACCTGCCGCCAGCCGGCAGCCAGAAACTGCGATAACGCACGCGCGTCAATCGCAGCATGAACGTTGGTTTCAGGGTCAAAAACTTCAACCAAATCGCTCACGACACCCTCCAGTACAAGCTCAACGTCAGGTCAATTTGCGCCGTCAGGTAGTGGACGCGCGCACTGCCCGTAGCGGCTGCGCCAAGCTGGATTTCCGCTTCCAGCGCCTCCACCCTGCGCAGAACGTTCGTTCTCGGATCGGCGTCGTCCAGTCCGAAGCGCGCCGGAAACAGCAGCCGGCGAAACACGTCGTCCAGCCGCTCGTGAAACTCAGAGTGCGCCTGCACGCCTTTGACGCTTTCCGCGTAAACAACCCGATAGACCGCCTCGCCAGTGGTCATTCCACTGTGGTCGCACGTCAGACGCACTCGCAGCCGGTCAATCACGGCTGACCGGACGGCGGATTGGTCAGCCACCGGCGCAAGCACCGGCGCGCCGTCGGCGTCCGTCGAAAGCGGCAAGTACAAGCTCACCTGCGCCGTGGGCACAGCCGCTAAAATCCTGTCTTTGATTGCCTCGCGAATCACCGAGTCCATTACGGCAGCACCAATGCATCAATCAATCGCCGTCGGACGGCGGCTTCAATCCGGTCACGGCTGGCGCGCCAGCCACGGTCGTAAAAGTTCCGCGCGCGAATACCGCGCCTGCCAATCGCGCGCGCTACCAAGAAAGCGTTCAGGTGAAGCAGCCCTTTCAAGACAATCCACCGCTGGATTGCAGCAACCGGCGGCATTCGTCCGGGACGCCGCCCGCCAATCACAAAACGCGAGTAAAAAACGTCCGAGCCAACAATCAGGCGGATTTCACTTAGTTGCTGGCGCGTCTGGCGTATCTCGACTCTCGTGCGAATCGAGTTGAGAAAACGCCCCGACGCAATTGCGTCAGCCTCGCGCACCTTGTCTTTGACGGCGCGCGTCAAAATCGCACCAGCGCTACGCCCGATTGCAGGCGCTTCACGCTTCAGCCGTTCAAACTGAATCGCAATCCGACGCTCCACCAGCTTGGTCAAAGAACTGCTCACGGCTGTTCTCCCGTCCGGCGCACAACCGTGCCCGTCAAACTCCAAATCCGCTTTGACTGGCTTTGCGGCTCTTGGCGCTGCGCGACCTCAATCTCAAGCTCGCTCCACGCCAGACGCTGTGCCCGTGCGATCTGATCGCGCGTTACCTCGTCACTTTCCGCAATCAGCACGCGCCACGAATCACCGAGTTGTTCGGCGTACCAACCGGAAGCTACTTGCACGATTTCTTCTGGCGCGTCGTTTGCGTCGTTGATACGGCGTAGCGACAGCGCCGTATCGCCCCAGAACAATCTCCGCCGGACAGACAGCCCGACGGCGTAAGCTCTCGTTACCTGGATTGCCTTAGCCACGGCGCGCTTCTCCCCACGAGCCGCCCATCAATGCCGCCGGGTCGTAGCCCAAGCGGATTATCAAGCGACGCCGCACCACGGCACGGTCACGCTCCACGTCGTAATCCAGCCCGTCACCGCCGGTTGGGCGGATTTTCTCTGTGCCAAAGCCCAGCGCGTCCCACTCTTCAATATCGGCGCGCGTTGCCTGACGCTGCACCGGCGTCAGGTCGTCCACGGCGTCAACGATTGAGTCAATCGAAATGAAAAGCCGCCCGCCGGTGACGATTTCCCGCACCTTTTCGAGTTCGAGTTGCGTCAACGGCGCGCTACTCTTGTTCTCGATTGTTTCGAGGGTCGCCATGGTGAAGCCGCCAAATTCGGTAAGCCCAGAAAATCACGGATAGAATTGCGGCCAGCAGAAGCACCAGGTGCGTCACGAGCTTCAACCAGCCGCTCATCTCGTCCAGCCACATCGCATCGGCAACAGTAAACACCACCCAAGCCAAGAAAAACTTAACTGCGTAGTGCTTGTGTTCCAATGCGAGCTGCATAATCAGGACACCTCTTCAAGAACGTACGCTCGGATGGTTCCGGCTGCGCCCGTTCCCGTCGAAAACGCAATCTGCCCGCTGGCGTTGATGAATCGCGCCGACTCCAGCACTACGAAATAGGTAGTGTTGGCTGCGGTCGTTAGAACGAAATCTCCCAGCGGGCGGAACGAAGGCGGGTTATCGCCTTCAAGAAATGTGATATTCCCGGCGGTTGTTGCCGCAATGTGGATGAGCAGTCGGTGCCCCTTCTTGATTCCGTTCGGCAGCGAGATCGTGTGCGACTCTGACGCGGCATACGCCAGCCCAGCCGGGAGCGTCACGGCAGTCGCACCAACCAAAACAGGATTGAGATTTGCCATTGTTCCGCACCCCCTTAGCTGAAGTTGACAAAGGCCATCGCCAACATTTCCGGCCGAATCACCTTGCAGCCGTACAAGTACAGCGACTTGACTGCCTGCCCGAACCGACGCTCAGGGCGATAGACTTCCGTCGCCTGGATCAGCGCCACAAACGAAGTTGCGTCACTGACGCCAGCGATAATCCGGTGAACGTTGGATTGAATCGGCACGTTATTGCTCACAATCACGTCGAACCCGGCAATCGGGCCAACAAGCCCGTTTGCCAGCGCTGCCTGTGATTGCTGCGCCGCCGTGAACACACAGTTCTGGTGAATCAGCAGCCGCGTCAAAAACAGTGGCGACACGACGACCCAGCGCCCGCTACGCGGCACGTTCGCCTCGTCCAGTTCCCCGGCAAGGCGCACCAGCGTCAGATAGCTGTCGTTTGTCGCTGTGGAGTTGATTGTGATTGGGTTTGACTGCGAACCAATCTTGTTGGCGTTGGCCACGTCCGCGGCCATCTTGCCCGCCACGTGCTGGTCAGCCGTGTCAGCAAGCTTATACGCCGCGCTACGGCTCGAAACCGCAATCAGGTCGTACGGCGAAGTCGCCGAGTCAATATCGTCAACGGCGAAGTGGATTGCCTTTGCCTGGTCAACGACAAGCGTGGTGCTTGCATCGTTCAGCGCTTCCGGCGCGGCAAGGTCGGTGTTTCGAGTGTAGTCAACAATAGCAGGAGCCGAAAGCATCGGGATACGCACGGTATCTCCGACGCCGCGAAGCTGCCCTTCGTATTTTCGATTGACGCAACGCGGGCTGGCGTAAACAAGAGCTTTTTCCAGCTCCTCTTCCAGCGTTGCAGCCCAGACTGTGCCGATAACGTGTGAAAACGCCACGGGCGGGATACCTCCACGAGATTTGCTTGCGCTCAAGCGTCTCGCAGGGCGTCCCGCCCGGTCAGCGCGATTTGATTGTTTTCAGGTTAGCCGATTATCTCCCTTGACGCAAGGCTTCCCGCACTTCGTCAAGGCGCGCGCGGATTTCCTCCGGCGTCATTTTCTCCAGCGCCTCGCGCGTCAGCTTTCCGCCAGCCGTCAAAGCCCCTTGTGGCGTCCCGGAGCCTGTAATCGAGCGCCCATAGAAAAACGGAAACTCTTTCTGAAGACGTTTCCCGAAGAAACTGGCAGGGTCATCTGCCACCGGCGTTCCGTCCGCATCGAGAAAGACAATATCCGCACCTCGCAACTCGTAGCGTCCGTCCAGCAGCTTCAATAGGTTGTTCACGTGCGCTGGCGCAACACCAGCCGCCAGCGCCCACTCCTTCAGCGAGTACTGCACGCGCTCGCGCTGCCGGGCGGCTTCAATCTCTTCGCGTTCACGGCGCAGCTCTTCGAGTTCTTTGCGCAGCGCCACAATGCGCGGGTCGTCCGCTTCAGGGTCAACTGTCGGACGGATTTTGCGCTCCAGCGCTTCGAGCTTGCGCCGTGCTTCGCGATGCGCTTCACGCTCTTTGCGCAGGGCTTCTTTCAGTGGGGCCGGGTCGTCAACCTGCACGGGCAGGACAAACTTCCCCTCGCGCTCTTCGTAGAACGGGCGCAGCGGCTCCGGCACGGCGTCCAAAGTGTCAACCTCAACAGGTAGTGGTTCAGCCATAAACAACCTCTAGCGGTAGATAATCGTACACTTGCAGCGCGTCCGGCACACAGACGCGCCAATCGGCGGAATCACGTCAATGGGTAGCCACTTGTTTGCCCACTCAAGGCAATCCGAGCAGTGTTCAGCAATCCCTAAGACACGCTTAGCCTCGGTGTAGCCTACTGCTTTGTGTTTGATTCGCTCCAAGTCGGAGAACGTCCCGTAGGCAGCTCCGGCGTAGAGTTCCGCACGCGCGATAAACCGCCCGTCAACAGGCAACCCTTCGGCTTCCCATCGGCGCAAAAACTCGTACTGGCGTCGCACAGCCGCCCCAACGCGCCCTAAGTCGGAAGGCGTCAGCTTGTCCATTCCGCCAGCAGCAACAGCAGCGTGCGCAAGGTGCAAAGCCTTGACGCGGGATTTCATCGCAATCAGCCACTCGACGCGCGAAATCTCGCCTGCCTGGAGTTGCTTGGCGAGTTCGCGCATTTCCTGCCCAACGCCACGGCGCACGCGGTCAAGTTCCGCCAGTACCTTCGCTCGCGCTACAAAGCGGCCGTTGGGCGCGATATAGCGCTGCGCCTTCTCGCTCCAGCGAAATGTTTTCTCAGTGGCGGCTTTATTCGGCATCGAGCAGTCGTGGTATCAGTGTGGAGTATTTACGCGCGAGCGTTCGCGCGTAGGCGAAGTCCTGCGGTTCAAACGCGATCTCGCCTTCCAACTCTGTCTGGCTGTACGTCCACCTTTTAGGCTTCTTCGGTTTCTTCTTCGGCTTGATTTTCTTCACTACTCCCTCCCCATTGATTGGCAAGGCGTTCAAGTACGACAGCCGGCGTGACTCCCGCCGGAAGCGCGCCGGACTGTTCAAGGGCTTCGAGGTAGGTTTCAAGGTCAAGGTCTCCGGCACGGCGTGCGGATTCGAGTAGCGGCAAAGCCTGTGTCCAATCTGTCGTTGCGTCAAGCTCTGTCCCGATTTGCACGCTGTTCGCAACGCTGTCGGTAGGAAGCCCCAGCATTGTCAAGTGCCACCACAGGCAATTCTCCAGCGCATCACGGCACGATTGCGCCGCGTCACGCAATAACGCGGTGCGCATCGTGTGCAGGTGAACCGCTTCCGTTGCCGTGCGGTTTTTCGTATCGCCAATGGCGAGTGATAGCGCTTGCATTTCGCGCTCAATCCTGTCCAGCGCGCTAGCCGCCGAGCCGATACCAGCGCCCGAAATCTCCACGTACTCAAGCGACTGCTCCGGCTGAAGCAGCGCCACAGCCGACGGCGCAATCCGTAGCGTCTCGCCTTCCGGTATCCCCTTCGCCGTCAGAATAGCAACGCACGCCAAGTGGAGATTGTATTTGTAATCGGAATAAGTCTGGTAGTACTCAGCTTCGCGATACGCCAGAGGCAAAAACGGCGAGTGCGCTACGAACGGCGCGTCCGGCGGCGCGGCGTACAGCGGCACAATCGGAATTGACGGCAGCGGCAGCGTAGTCTGGAAGTCCACCACGTAACGCGGCTCGCGCTCGTGCGGTTCCTGCACCTCGCGATAAACGGTCACCACCACGCCTTGCGATTCCAGCGTGAAAACGCGATACCGCGTCACAACCCGTTGTGTGAATTGCCCGTCCGGTTCGATTGCTGTTTCCCGAACAACAGCACGCACCAAGACAAGCTCACCGTTGACGCGCTCATGCCGCCAGTTGATTACGTCGGCGCGGTGACGCAAAACCCAGTACGGCCGTCCGCCTTCCGCTGGCGCGTCAATTACGACGAATGCCACGCCGTCACGCAACGCTGCTGCAAGTGCCTGTGCGGCGAACCGGTCGCCGTGCGTCCCGGCAAGGTCAATATCTTCCCAGTGCGACAGGAATACCGGCGGCACTTGCTCGGCGAACTGCACGCCGTCACGCACAATCAGCCCTACGGTCTGCTGAATCGTGCGGGCGAAGACACCAGGCAGCACAGCGGTTGCCAGCCGGGTGCGCCACGTATCCTGTGCTTCAAGCGGAAAGCGCGGAAGCAGAAACTCACCTTCGGCACGCGCTGCGCGCGTCCCGCCCCACAAGGCAGCGCAAGTGCGCAGCTCTTCAAGGTAGGGCGAAAGCAAAGGTGATACTGCTGCCGGAACGTCTTTGTTGGTCACAGTCTATTGACTTCCGCCGTTCTAACCCTAACACAGGCGGCCATCAACTCTTGAAGCTCGTCCTGCTTGTCGGACAACTCCCCCATCGCCACAACCAAGTCTTCGAGTCGTACTTCGAGTCCTGCTTCGTTTAACTCTTTCTGGGTGATTTTTTCGAGCAGCCCCAAAGCCCGTTCAGCAAGCAGAACGGCGTTCGCGCGTGCGTAAACGTCCACACAAAGCCCGGCCGCACGCTGGATTTCGTAGATGTGCGCTTTTTGCGCCTGCGTGAGCATATCAAGCCTCCCAAAGTCCGAAGTCAATCATCAATTGACGCAATGCGTTGACGAGCGTGATAGCGGTTGCCAGGTCAGTCGCCGCCGGCGGCGCGGTTGCACGCGGTATTGGCGTTGCGCCAAGAACAGACACACGTGGCTGCGCCCCGTCAGAGTCCACGGTGAACCCAACGCGCTCGTTTGACGCGGCGTCACACGCCACCACGTCGGTACGCCCCCGGCGTGTAGCCGGAACGTTGTCCAGCCAGCGAAAGACCATTCCCCCAGCGTAGCGTCCGTTTACCGCATCCGAAGTCGTTATCTGGTGCAACAGGTAGAACTTCGTGCCAACCGGACGCGGCGGGCTGAACTCGCTGGACAGGATAAAGTGCCGTGACGCGTTGGCAAACGCCCGCGCGCCAATAGCAGTTGCGCCGCCGCCGAGAAAATCCAAAGCCCCAACGGCAGTCCCGACAACCGTAACTTCTGAGTTTCCCTGCCCGGCGTTAGCAGAGAACCCCACAACGATGCACTCCTGTCCGCCGTTGTGTGCGGCGCTGACGCTTGCCCCCACGGCAGTGGAAAACGCGCCAGCTCTGGCATTGCGTCCTATCGCCGTTGCGCCGAGACCCAGCGTTTGCGCAATAGCTCCCACTGCTGTCTGTGAGTTTGCGGCTGCGATTGCTTGCCCAACGCCAAGTGAAGTATTTTCGCTTCCCGACGGTAGCGTTGTTTGTCCTAGCGCAATCCGGTTGGTCGCCGTGTCAAGCTGGTAGTGGTTCAGCTTGTTCTTGTCTGTTGGGTTCAGCAGCCCGGCGTTTGTCGTGTCGGCTTGCGGAATCGTCGCCGGCGTGCCCGTGCTACTTGTAACCTGCCCGCTGTCAGGCGCAGGGATATAGCCCAAATCAGTCGCGCCGCCGCTTGCAGACAACACGCCGCCGGACAGAGAAAGATTTGCGCCAACCTGGATTTCTTCCGGCGGCCCGGCGGTTGCGCCGCGTCCAAGCAGGCGGTTGGGTGTCACGTCTTGAATCTTGTCGTATAGCACCGCGCCGTCTTGGATTTTTGGCGTCGTGACGGCGTTCGCTGCAATCTTTGACGCGGTGACAGCGTTTGACGCGATTTTCGAGCCAGTCACCGCGCCGCTGGCGAGTTGCGTCGTGTCAATCGAGCCGTCCGCCACAGACGCCTTCGCCTGCCCCGGCGTGGTAAAGTCCCACTCTACTGTTGCCGTATCCGTCGCAACACGCTCGGCGGTCAACGTTGGGTCAGCCGCCGCCACAAGGTATTGTGCGTTGACCGGCGCGGCGGCAGAGCTGATAACACCAGTGCCAGGGTTTATCGTGACAGTCGTGCCGTCCACCCGGACGTGACCCAAGACGCCAGACGGGCCAACGCCAGCAATCTTCTGCTCGTGCGCGTCAAGCAGCACCTGCCAGTTGTTCGGCGGCGTGGCGTTGCCCAGCAGCAAAGCCTGCAACGTGATTGGCGTCGCGCCCGGCGGCACAATAATTGTGCCACGCCAGCCGTCCGGGAGCGTGACTTCTATCTCAATACCGGTTGGCAATTGGAGCGTTGCGTCACCATTCGCGTCAGTCGTAACTGTATAGACGCGCGAGGGATATACGTCCGCCGGCGTGGACTGGCCCTTTTTGAGGGGACGGAAGGTGACACGCGCGCTTGCCAGCGGCTGGTTTGGAATTTCTGCTAGCGAAAGATTGACAGTGCGCACAGCTAGTCCTTTTTGCGTTGACGCAAAATCACCTGGTCAATGACGCGCCCGGCGGTCTCGCCCGGAGTTACTGGTTTTTCTTTCTCAGGCGGAAAGTGCTCCGGGAAAAGCGAGCGTCCCAGCGCCGTAGCGACAGCAGCAACGGTTCCGGCAATCAGTGCCAGCGTCTGGTACTGTGGGAACGTTGCGGCAATCAACGAGCCGACGGTAGCGATAAGCGCCAAGACGGTTACGAAGCGGTTGGGGGTTTTCACGGCTCACCTCGGCAAGTAGCTGAACTCTGTCCGGTATTGAGGCTTGCGAGGTCGCCAGCCCCACACTGCGTAGCACACCGCGTCAGCGCGATCGGGAGAGCGTCCCAAGCGTTGCCGCACGGCATCCTTCGGCTCCAGCAGTATCCTACCGCGCTGGTAGGCGTAGCGCAACGCTGAAAGCTCGTCCTTCAGCTTTCGGTCGTCAGGAAGCGCCACGTCACGATAACGCAGGTGTTCAGCCAGAACCCAGTAGGACTCCGCCCGCAGGTTGGCAAACTGCCCGTCACGGATTGCAGCTTCCGCCCCGTTGAAGGCTTCGACGTTAAGTTTTTCCTTGCGAAGTATATCCGTCAAGCCACCACCAAGCCCAGCGTCGTCAACGACAATGCGGTGCTGGCGGTACTTAGAGAGAATGAGTTCGGCGATTGTTGTGATAGGGGCTTTTCGCAGCGTGTGCAGGATAGACGTTGCGCCGTTGCGTGCAACGCCGGCAATCACGGTTTCGTCGTTGCCAAACCGCGCAACGTCAACACCTATCGAAACAAGCGTGTCAGGCTGACGCGCATCACCGGACAGCGTTGTTGCGTCAAAGAAGGCATTTTCGTCGCTATTCCAGTCAACGAATTCCGCGAGATATTCCTGCCGGAAAACGTTTTCGGGAAGCTCGCGCTGACGTTCCGCGATTTCTTCGGCGGGGATAAACGGATTGGCGATAGTCGGAGCGGTAAAGGAAGCCCAGTCGGGGTAGTCCGGGTCTTCGCCGCGCCGGTAAAGCTCCCAGAAATAGTTGAGTCCTGCGGGAGTGGAAATAAACCACGCTTCGCCGCGTATATCGGTAAGCGTCGGAGCGATGGCGTGCTCCCAAGCTTCTTTGAGATTGCGCGCGTGAGCAGCTTCGTCGAGAACAACGCGGGCGTATTTGCGTCCGCGTCCGGCATCCGGGCGTTCAAGTGTCCAGCCGTCAATCGAGCCGCCGTTGAGTAGCTCGATCCGCATTTCGGCGCGGTTTGCACGCCGCGTCAGCGGGCGAAGCGTCCGCTCGATTCCCGCCCAGACTTCCAGCAGCAGCTTGTAGCTGGGCGCAAAGACGGCAACCGGGCGGCCTTCAATTGCGCCGCCGGGCGCAAGCGTAAGCCACTCGGTTGCGAGAAGCGTTTTGCCGAAGCGCCGTCCGGCAGCGACGACTTTGAAGCGTCGCCGGTCAGCCAAGATAGCGAACTGCGCCTTGTGCAGCGTCAGCTTCGGCAGCTTTACGGCGATCGCGGGCATTAACTACGCGCTGCTTCGCGCATTCTCTTCAGCTTACGGGCGTAAGCCTTTTGCCGGGACTCACCAGCACGCTGGAAAAAGCGCACCCCTTTGCGCGTGGTGTGCCACTTGCCTTTTGCTTCGGCCATAATCACCTCCCGATGAGATCGCAATAGGTCAGGGTTTCGTTCTCGACGACATCGAAAACTTCGGGTTCCCAGCCGCCGGGAACGAAAACGTAAACAAGCTCGCCGAGTTCGTCTTCGTAAAGCACCAACCCGTTGGGGGTGTGCTCTCCCGCTACCGCAATATACGGCGAAACCAGCCTCGTTTGGTAGTCGAAAATCTGCCAGTGGGCGCGTAGGACACCAAGAAGGTCGCGCGGGCATTCGTGAGCCTTGCGCCACGTCTCTCCGGCTGTAATCAGATTGCGGATGCTGCGGCCGAACGGCTGGACAAATTCCTTGTACCAACCCTTGTCTTTTGGTAGCCCCACGTCGCACCAAGCGGCAAAGTTTTCGACTCCGAACATAACGGGCTTACCGCCGCCCAACTCTGTCAAGTGCTTGAGCCAGCCTGTGAGCGTGGGCCAGAACGGATAGCCCAGCTCGAAGTAGGCGTCCCAGAAATCGAACGGCGAATCGGCATCACCAAAGACGCGGATACCGGCGGCACGCGCATCATCACACCAGGCGGCGATAACACCGGCGTCCGGCGGCAGTTTTTTGAGTCCGTATTGAACCCACTCTCCGAAGCGCTGTCTGGTGTGCGGCGTCATTGCCGCCACCTGAAAGCGTGACAGGTGAAGCGGCTGAACCCAAACATGCGTTACGTCAACGTCAAGCAGGTCGTACAGCAGGCGGTCCGTGTCCAGCCACCACTCTGGAACGAATGGGTTGATGCCGACGACGAGGTGATGCCCGTGACGCTTGATTTCAGCAATCAGTTCGAGCCGCTGACGGTGAGTTGGCGCAGCCGGTTCCGCTTCGCGCAAAAAGGCTTCGTTGTCGGAAGTGAGCGAGACATACCACATTGTCGGCTTACCTGAAAGGGCAAGTTCGATAGCGGCACGCTCGCCACCACGTGTCTGATAGCTCCATTGGAAGCCAAGCGGGGTTAGGGTTTCGTAGAGATTGACGAACGTCTCGGCGTTTGATTTTGCGAACGGGTCAACGGTATTGCTGGCAAGCGCCGGGTAGCCACGCACGGCAAGCCAGCGGCAGGGGTCTTGGTCGTCGAAGTCACGTTCGGTCAGGCTTCTGACAAGTTGACGCAAAAACGAACCGTCGAACCGGCGGTTAGGGTTGTTCAAGGTGGCGAAGCAATAAAAGCACCCGTGCGAGCAGCGGTTCAGGTCGAGGTGAAGCGGCACGGGTGAAACCAGAAACTCACCGGTATAGACACGCAAACTCACTGATAGTCCTCAATCAGCTTCACGAGAACGTCAGACCAAGTACCGCCCATGCGCTTGCGCAAAAGCTTGAGTTTTTCGTAAGCAGCGCGGGGTAAGTTGACAAGCAACGGGTAAGTGATAGGCGCGGGTTTGGTTTCGGCGGACTTGGAGTGCCTGGTTTTTGTGATTGGCGCGTCTTCCCTATCTTCAACAGGGAAGTCTTCGTTTTCGGCGGGAAGCAGCTCGTCCAAGTCAAGGAACGACAGGTCAACGTCTTCGAGGGTCAACTCGCCCACCTCAAGAGACAGCAACGGAACATCCCAGACAGCCATTTCCGCCAGACGGTTGTCGGCGAGAATGTACGCGCGGCGTTGCGCGTCAGACAGGTGTGAGAGGCGAACACACGGGACAGACTCAAGCCCGAGTTGCCGCGCGGCGGCAAGACGCGCGTGACCGGCAATAACGCCGTCGCCGTCGTCAATCAGGATTGGGCTGTTGAAACCGAACTGGCGGATACTTTCGGCAATCGCATCAATTTGCGCGTCACTGTGCGTGCGCGCGTTGCGTTCGTAGGGGCGGAGTTTTTCGACAGGCAGGTACTCAATTCGCAGCGCCATAGACGCCGTAACTCCGCTCGATAACGATTTCCGTCTTGGCACCGCCGTAGCTGTCAAGCCCCCAGTTGATTCTCTCGATTTTCTGGAGATTGATCAGGGTCTC